TAGGTTATAGCCTATTATACCGAGCCCACACCTATATAACCATATCTCAGAGTTTTTTATAATAGTATAAGTATAACAGTGTTATAGTGGTGTCGTAACTAGGCACAAGTGAGTGAGTATATTAACATAACTGTTATTTTTTTCTCCCGACAGGCACTACACAAGGGCAAATGTAATGAAACAGTCGCTATATAAACATATCGGTCAACTTAGTCGGTATATTAACATATCGCTTACAGTACATTACCGTACTTGTACTTCAGATTACCGTACTGTACGGTACGCCCCAGAGTGAGTATATGAACATATCGCCCAACTAGTCACTATATGAACATATCGCGGATTCAACGATTCCTTGCCTGTTACACAGTACACATACAACTTATATATGAGTATCACAGATATTGATTAATGACTAAATACAACGGTGTAATTGCAACCCTCACTTTCCCATCAGGCGACACAATAGAGAATATCCCTATTAGTGTTAAGGTGTTCAAAAGTGGTCGTCATGGTTACTTTGCACAAATAGCCAAAACGGTAATAGATGGCGAAGAGTTCAATGGACAGATTCAAATATGGAATCAATCCAAAGCCTTCGTAAAAGCCACCAAATAGTATATAAACCATTTCCAAAAGGTTTTAATACTTTCACACCCTTTTTTTATGCCTACAGGTTGTGGCTGGTACGCATGGCGAAAAACCACTTTTAGGGACTTAATAAGATATATAAAAGAAACACACCTGACCCGAAAAATTAAAAATAATATGAACCATATAGGTATATAAAGATATATAAAAGGCTAAGAAAAATTACTCATCAGGCTCACTGTCTACCTTAAGTGACATGATACTAGCCTTACTCTTACACCTCATACAGTCCTCACTTATGGGAATCTTCAAAGTTTAGGCTCCTCGTTATTAATACCGTCAGCAACCAAAGTACCCTGTATTCTGAACATGCATGACATGAGTTCGGGGAGGTTAAATTTCGTACCCTTACCCTTGTAATGCTCTCCATATTTTCTGCTGCATGCTATGCATATGATACTCTCAAGGTCTTTACGACTTAGGCTCATCGCATATCATCCATGTTAATGTTGTCTTCCATGCGGTCAATCATATCTTCAAGCATACTTTTAATGACTGTCTTCCTGCCATCATCAAGCCATTCCTCGTGAAGCAGTCTTAACAAATCGTGTATTGCACTTGCACTTGTCATCTAAACTCCTCAATGACATCCTCACTAATATATCTATCCTCCCAAATATCTTTCTCTTTATTTGATTTGTCATGTTTATATTTTATATATAAAACGATGCCTATAGGCATAAAAACCATTGTGCATATAAAGAATATAGCCCAGTCATCAAGTTTCCACATAATATACTGGACATACACTCTTATATATATCTATCCAATCTGAACATTGTTTATTAAATCAAGTACATCGCATGCATGATTTTTTTCACATCTTAGACGTTTCTGCTTTAACAATAGTTCTCTTTCTTCTTTTGCTAAGACTAGCAATTTTTTCTCAATAGCTGCCAAGTCCTTGTCTATGTTTGATTGATCCATATATACTATACACGGTTGTTACTTAAAAATATAGCGAACGATTTATATACCTAATTCTCTTTTTCTGGATGATCGTCATTTCGCATGTTACGCATTTCAATCATCTTGTCTTCAAGTAGAAAGTGTAGTTTCCAAAAGGTCTTTCTACTCTGTTCACCCATACCTGTATCTTCGACTTCGTCATATTTGAAGTTAAACCATTTTAGTATTTCACCAAAGTCTTCGTATTCAAGTTCTACCATAAACTAACTAAAGTATATATACTATTAAAGTTTATCAATTGTATGTCTGCAAGTGAGAAACATGAAAGAAAGGCTAAGCCTGTAATCAATGAATCTTCAACAGACATAAGTACTTCTCCTAGCGGCAACGCATGCATATGCAAGCCACAGCAACGTAACATACAATGTCAACTACATGGTGGTTAAATTAATTCGAAATTTCATTAACGGTCTAAAAAAGTCATTTGACGGAAAAGACTATCTCAGAAACATTTCAAAATGTGACCAGTGTGGCAAGCCTAGTTTTTGCGTAACGTGTCAGTTCTGTGAGACTGAAAACGCATACAAAAAATCAAAAGAAAAACTAGGATAGTCCGAAAACTTCTGCAAGTTCTCTTTCCAACGTGTCAAACGCTTCGTCACTGCAAGGCTTACATATGCAATCTACCATGTATGTTACTTATATACTTATTATATAAAGGTTGTGTAAAACCAAAAAGGTGCTTCGCACCTCGTGACAAAAACTATATATGTAGTGACAAATTGATTACAGTATGGTCGAGTTTCGAAAATCTTTTGCTAGTGCGTTGACCAAACTTGGATTTATAGAAAAGTCTTACACGGAAACTACTACCAGACCTAGTGTTGCCCAGCCTTACATGTCCACCGATACAGGTGCCAAACTACCAATTTTCCCATTCCCACTCACGATGATTTATGAGTTGGCAGATAATATTGATGCTTTACGTATTCCTATTGAGACCCTCAACAGGGAAATGTTCAAGAACGGATTCGAGGTTGTCGAGAAATGGAAGTACAAATGTAACAACTGTTCAAAGGAATTCCAATATGCACCTACCGCTGACAACCCTGACGAGCAGCCGTTTGAGGCAAACGGAGACAGTGGAGGAATACACCCACGCAAAAAGAAGGCAGTATCGCCACCTTCAATACCTACGTCTGCACTGGTATGTGATACTTGTGGAAGCAACGACTTGGCAAGACCTGTACCAGAACACCGCAAGACTTTGGAGAATTTGATGAACGAACCTGTCAATTCCAACCAGCAAACCTTGGAAGACGTGGCACGTCAGTTGGAACGTGACTTTGAAATTGCAGACAACGCATATTTGCTTTTGCTTAAAAATTACAAGATAGACGATGCCACAGGCGAAATAGACCAAGAGAAAACAATTATAAAAGAGATGCTAAGGATCGAGCCACCACAGGTGGCAATGATTGCTGACAGTGACGGCAGAATTGGCTATGACGACAAGCGAAACAAGATTTGGGTATGCCCTAGATTCGAGCACAGGGATGCACGACTTACCACCCCAAAATGTGACCGCTGTGGAGCACAGGCACTAAAGGCAGTTATCGAGGTCAACTCAGTTTATTCTATCGGTATCCCACAACCTAAACGTGTTATCTATGGCGAAGGTGAGATTATCTGGAAGGCAGGAAAGTACAAGCCAAACCTGCTTTATGGATTTTCCCCTATCTATTCCGTATGGTCAAAGGCTATGTCCCTCTCACACATGGACGAGTATATCAGAAAGTACTTTGACAAGATGAGACCGCCACGTGGAATGCTAATTATATCCTCAAGAAACTATGAGACATTTAGAAAGTCATGGGACGTACTTGAGCAAAAGGCACAGGAAGATCCTTACATGATACATCCTCTATTGGTAGAGAATGACAAGGGTGGAAAGAACCCTGCACAGTGGCTGGACTTTACTGGATCACTCAAGGAGCTTGAATTTATTGAAGTGCGAAAAGAACTAAGAATGATTATCGGTGCTGTCTATGGAGTACTGCCATTCTATTACGGTGAAACCCCTGCTGGATGGAGTCAGGAAGGACTGCAAGTAACCATTACAAACAGGGCAGTAAAGTTCGGACAGGACATTCTAAAGAAGGCATTCTTTAGCAAGATTTCAAAGATGCTCAACATTGATGACTGGGAATTGCAATTAAAGACTGGTGAGGACACTGACAAACTTAGAGACTTGCAACAGGACGGAATTGAAATCCAGAACATGATGATGCTTCAACAGATGGGCTTTGACATTACAAGAACCCACACAGGTGAGTTCAAGGTAAGCAAGGAAACAGCATTGACGGCAGAGATGATGTTTGGAATGGGTGCCATCAACGGCAACATGAACGGTGCAGGCAAGGGAGTACCAGCCCCAAAGGAAGATCAACAGGCATTTGAAGGAGAGCCAAAGAACCAACGACCATCTGACATCGGTGGAACTGCACAGGGAAGTCCTACAAGCGGAAGTTCAATGAGTAAGAAATCATATCACAAGGGAATTACCCCATCAAACTTTAACGTAGTAAAAAACACATTGCAGACAGCAGTTGACTATGATTGGAAGAAAACAAAGACTGTTGAGGAGTTGAGAAAGGCAACTGGTATGACAGTAAGAGATGCAAGAGACATAGTTGCAAACGAATTCCAAGGTGTTAAGGTATGGGAGGATGAAGATTGATAATAGAAAATAAGATAGCATTGACATTTTGGGGAACAATAATACTATGTTCGTTAATATTCATTGGAGTGCTTAGTCAATATGAGTAAAGTATACTGTACCAAAAAGGTAGGTTTTTATGTTACCAAGACAGAGGAAGAGGATGAAGAAGATGACTAAAACTGTAACAAAACTTGTTTTTATAAGATGTAATCTTTGCGACAGCTCTAAAATTCTTTGGAAAGACAAGGAAGACGAGAATCATTTGTGTGAAGCATGCATGCAAAGTGAAAACGACAGGGTGTTTCAACATGGAGATCAAAATTGACCAAAAAATTTCACAAGTGCGATGACACTTGCAAAATAAACCACAAGAAAAAGATATCAAAGACCGTCATACCTAAAACTGATAAGAAATTTGTTGAAACCGTGTTCGGAAACGTACCTGTGTCTACAAAAAGTAAAATAAAAACAAAACCAGAGGTCGTCAACGTATATTCAAGCAAGCCAAAGATAGAAGCTGTTTGGCAGATCATAAACATAATTGATGAGATAGATAATCCACTTGAAACTAACAAAGTTTTAGAGAAAACACTTATAACGTTAAGGAAACTGCAACAAGACATTGCCAACTGAGCTAAATACCAACGAAAACGCAAACGACATGACCAAGAAGCTTTGGGAAAGGCATCAAGGTGACGAATATACCAAGGTATCTAACTATAAAGAGGCAGTTTGTCTTGGTTGTATGAAGGTTGACGTTGCAGCGGCAACAGTTGCAGACATTTGTGGTGACTGTGCAGGTAAAAAAGGTCGTGAACCTCTTCTAGCAAAGGTATGTGACAAATATTACGGTCTATGCTTCTTTTGTAACTCGTATAAATTCCATATTGAACAAGTCAACGGTAGATTTTGCAACACATGTCATACCAGAATTGCCAAGGTCACAAAAGAGTATAATGCGAAAGGAGGTTTCATGAAAACAGATCCGTTCTGGATAAGCATGCGTAAAAAACACGGAAAGGACTGGAAACATATAATGGGTGGCTATAGAAAGTCTAATCGGAAGTAATTTTTGTCAGTGAATTTCTAAATTCTGCCCATTTAACCAAGTTAGGAACCCTAAGATTCTCCTCTATCCGTGCAAGTAACTCGTTTGTCTTGGATAACTTGTCCTCAATCTTCTCCAATCTTTCTTCTACTTCGCCCAATACAAAGTCAAACTTCATTTTCTTCTACCCATTGTAAAGTTTGGTGTTGCTGTAATTTCATCGTTTGTAAACTCCCAAATCTGTCCATTGTATAGAATTACCGTAAATATCTTTTCAATCTCAGTACCATATTCTGTAACCAAGAATAGTCTTCCACGACCTTTTGGTGTATCGACCTCCACCTGCTGTCTTAATTCCAGTACAATCATTTCTTCTCCTCCAAGATGAATATCATACGGTCATTCTTAAAGTCATAGTATCTTTTATTGTAATCTATGTAACACTTTCCATTTTTATTTCCAAAAAACCTACCTACTCTCATGGACAATAGAGGTTTTCTTAGAAATCTTGGAAATATTTCGAGTTGATTTCTTTTGTGATTGTATCTAATTTTACCATGTATCACTAATTTTTCATCTCCTTCAATCCATTCCTTTGCATTATCTTTCCTAAAATGTACAATGCTTCTGTCCAATCTTGGCTGTTCTTTCATATCATTTGAGTTTGTTACCACCCATAATCTCTCTCCTTTTACATATAGATCTATGAGAGGCATCTTATGTTCAAGGTCGTCAACATGTTCTCTGTAAATTGCGTTGAACATTTTGTCACTATCAAATATATATATGGAAGTAGCCATGCAAATTTTATAGCAATACTTATTTATAAAGCCTTGTTAATCAGTTTATTATGACAATGGAAGGAAAATGTCCAAAATGTAAAATAAACAAATATGGATATACTGATGGCACTCATTCAATTTATCTTTGTTACAAATGTGGTAGATTTGACGGCATAAGTGGTGGAGATAATACATTTATTGAGAAGATTAATGAAGAACCCATGTCATTGTTAAAAATGATTGAAGAGGAAATATTAGTCCCTATAAGTTAATTTATATACTTTACTATTAGTAACAATGTATGGAATTTACAAACATAGTTGAAACCATACTTATTGCATCAATTTTAGGTATGGGAGGTGCTTTGTTTGGATTTTTTAGAAAAATGAGTTCAACACAGAAAGATTTATGCGAAACAGTACAAAGATTGCAAAAAACTCTAATTATTTTAGCCAAAGCTGTTGACAGGCAGTCTAACAGATTACACCCAGAAGAAGCCAATTCAGAACTAGATGATTTGGTAAAGGAACTTTTAGACAAATAATAAACCTTAAATAAAGGAAAATCTGGTGAAAAGTATGATTGATCCATTGTTAATCGCAACAATCTCCGTAATTGGAGGAGCAGTCTTGAATACATTCAGAGGATTCTTAGGATCTGATGA